ATATATGCCCATGCTTCATATACAGCTTCTGCTATATTACCACTAATAGATTTCATTACAAAATCCACATCTTTATCAGAAGCTTCTCTTATAATTTGTACTTTTTCTTGTAAGTTTACTTTTTGAGTACGAGCAGGTCTTAACTGACTCATAGAGCGTCTTAGCGACATCAATTTCTCCATTTAAATATAATTTATGTGTCTATTTATTAAACTTTTAATTTAGAGAACTTGTCGTATAGGTCTTTTTCCTCGTTATTACCGAACCCCTGTCCATTGTCAGCAACAGGTACTTCACTTTGGCCGTGGTCTACAAGTTCATCTTGTGCTTTGAGTTCTACATCAAACAGTTTCATCTTAGCTCTGTCTATTCCAATAATGAATCTCTTGTTCATGGTAGGGTCATTATACCTGTTTTTCAACTGTTTAACACATATTTGATTGAGTTCTTCTAGTTCTTCTGTAGATATCAATGCAAACATCAAGTCAGCAGTTGCTGGTAGTCCAAAACTTTCAGCAGTATCTTCTAGTCCAACATCTGTATTTGAGAATCCACCTCTAGTGGTTTGAGTTGCCGACATAATAGGAACATTAGTTTCTACTGCAAGTCCTCTAAGTTCTTCTGCAATAGACTTAATAATAGTATATGAGTTCATATTATTTCCAGCTTTAAATCTACTTGATGCACAAATATTTAGATAATCAATAAAGATGATATCTGGTTTGAAAGATTTCTTAATGGCAAGTTCTTTGAGTAATCCTCTAAAGTGTCCACTATGAGCAGATGCAGTAGGATATTCTTTAATGATTAATTTACCTTTTGATTTCTTTTGTAATCTTGTAATCTTATCATCAAACATCTTTTTAGGTAGTTGATGTAAATCTGGAATACTAATATTCATCATGTTNGCATCTATTCTTTCTGCGATTCTTTCTTCTGCCATTTCTAAGGTAATGTATAAAACATTCTTTCCTTGTGATAAACAATTTGCAGANTGATGACACATGAACAATGATTTACCAACACCTGTACCAGCAAGTGCAATATTCAAAGTCTTNGGTGGAAGTCCACCTTTAGTAATCTTATTAAAGAATTCTAAATCAAAAGGAATCCTTTCTTCTTTNTGATGATAGTAATCAAATCTAGATTCTGAATCTTCCAGATAATCATGACCCACAGAGTTATCAAATGAAACTGCAAGTGCTTCAGTTAAAATGTTTGGAATAGAATCTGGTGTTTTATCTTTAGACCTACCATCTATAATACCAACACCCTCTACGATTGCATTATAGATTGCTTTATCTTTACAAAACTTTTCTGTAGTATCTACTAACCAATCAAAATTTATAGATTCTTTTTTAAGAGTTTTGATTATCTCAACAATCTTATTATGTTCTACATCATTTAAATCTTTTCTTGTACCAACTTCAATCTCTAATGATGTTTGAGTTGGCATTTTATTATACTTGTCTACAAAGCTTTGTATCTCATCAAAGATGATTCTTTCTTCTTTGACATCAAAGTATTCTGGTTTTATAAATGGTAAAACTTTTCTTGTATATTCTTCGTTGTTTAAAAGATTAGTTAAAGTTGTCCTTTCTATCGTCTGGTTCTGCATATTGCTCCTCAATTATGTCTACCAAAATATCACCTATGAGATTCATAAAATCATCTCCAAAGTCTTCTCTTGGTACTGCATTATTATCTATTATATCAAATTCAAATTTAAATGGCATATTACCATCTTGAGTTTCTTCACCTAGTGAAACATTTCCATACCTATAAATTACACCAGCAAACTTACCACCCTTGATACCGATACAAGTTTGGTCTTGTGTTTTACTTTCCACATAAACATATGATTCTTTAATATTAGACATAGTGTAAATAAGTTTGCATTATATATTTTGGTTCATTTATTGGTTTTGTTCCAGCATGTAGCCAGGGCCACAATGGTGGAAACATTAACATACTACCTTTCTTACATTCAGCATATTTGTCTAGTTGTGGAAAAGTAGTTTTACCTTCTTCATTATCTGAAAGATAAATAAAGAAAACTAAAAATCTTGTGGATGTTAGTTTAGAGTTTACATCTACATGTGGTCTAAATTCATCATAGTCATTTGGCATATATCTTTTTATACGAATAGGCTCCCAAGTATATTTAGTTGGCATCTGTTGTGGTGTAACACCTGTATCTGTTAAATATGTTAAAAGAGATGATTGAAAAACACTTGTAAATGTTTCTATTTCTTTACTCCATATTTGTGGTGACTTTGCCATTCTTATTTGTGTAAAAATCATTCCTTTGTCATCAAATTCTTCGTGTTGATTTTCAAACTGTTCAAACTTGCCTATAATATTGTTACAGGTTTGACTGTCAAGTATATCATCATATGTTTTAATTAAATTATTCATTTCTTATTGTCCAATCTATTGCGATTCTTTTTTTATCTGTTATTATATCTTCTGCCTTATGTGGTAGTCGTGGGTCAAAAACTATAAAGTCGCCAGGCAACAACTTATGTAATGTTCCATTATGTAGGAATCCACCACCATCACCATCTTTCCAATCTGAATTTATTATACCCAATACTTTAATGATTGGTGTATCTTTCAGTTCATCTTTTTCATGGTCTGTATGTAAATTATCTTCTCTATGTTTATCTTTCATAGAAACACCACAAAACAATAAGTCTAAGGGAATATTAACATTACTTTGTTTTGCTTTCTCATGAATCATCATTAACAAACTCATGGTCACACCAGCCAAAAACTTATCATGTATTGTGTCACCTTGTATCACATCAATCTTTGGATGTTTATCCTCAAATGGTTTACCCATTGGATAATTAAAATTCCACTTAGTAGATTTCGTAACTTGATGTTTAATGAAATCTAAAAATAATGGACTACAACAATTATTTACTATCGTTGCCATACATAAACTCTTTCTTTACAGCGTCTTCTAATTGTTTCATTACATCTTCTGTAAAATATTTTTCTGGGTCATTGTTAATTGTTTTCCCATACTGTTTACTACCATCTGGTAATTCAATACGAGTTGATACTTGTTTAAATATTCCATGTGCAACTGCTAAATCAAGTAATCCATAATATTTATCAAGTCCTTTATCATAAGTTAATAACACATCAACCATTTTATTTTCCATAGTCAATCTTGATTTATGATTCTTACAATGAATTATATTACCAACAACTTCTGTACCATCTTTAAATTTTTTCTTTGAAAGATATATAATACTTGAAGCAGCATACTTCAATCCAGAACCACCACCCATTTCTTTTGTTGGGAACATAGAACCTATAACATCATAAGTATGATTTGTTACAACCATTGGTACTTTTGCTTTTCCAAGTTTTAAAGTTAAAACTCTAAATGCAGCTTTTAATATTTGTGACCTTGTCATATCTCTAGTTTCTTTTCCTGCCTCTGTATCTTCTACTTCTTTTGTAGTTGATAACATACCAAGCGAATCTAAACATACAAATAATGGTCTTCTGATATCTACATCTTGTTGCATATATCTATCTAACACTTTTAATGTTTGATGTCTAAACTCTTGTACAGTTGTTACAGGAAGTATTACCATTCTATCTGCATCTATACCTCTATCAATAACCATCTGTTTTGTGATTGCACTTTCTGATTCAAAGTATACAACACCAGCATTTGGATTTTGGTCTAGAAAGTTTTTAACCATTCCCATTAGAAAGAAAGTTTTTCCTGTTGCACTTTCTCCAGCAAGAGCAGTTATTTTATTCTGTGGAAGTCCACCGTACATTGAACCAGAAATCAATCCATTGAATATATAAGAACCTGTATCTATAAAGTTCTCTACATCTCCAGCTTCTACACCCTCTGAAACAACAGCGGCATATTCATTTCCTGTTTCTTTAATTATATCTTTCAAAAAGTCACTCATTATTATCTCCTGTTCTATCTCGTTTTAAATTTAAATTATCAAACATATCTGTGGTTGGTTTTGAATCACAGAATGGTAAGAGATTTTCCTTTTTCTTTTTTTTGAAAATCCTATCCCAATTATCTTCGAATACTTTTTTATCAACCTTTCTCGGTCTTTGTTTATCACCCTTTCCTGCCATTAGAAAAACCCCTCTAGTGTTCCTTGTGTTCCATAACTACCATCAATATTCCATTGAATGATATTAGTAATAAATTTCAATGGTTCTACAAATGACTTTTCAAATTGCATATCATAATCTATTATATTATGTAAATTTAATTCTTTTGGTAACTTAGTCATAAATGATATAGATGTTGACTGATATGTGTTTGGTATTTTCATATGTAAAAATTTAATCTTATCTCCTTCT